ACTAAAGGTCCAGACTGGAATGAAGAATCAAAGATACTAGGTGAGCATGCAGATTCAAGATTAGAAAGAATTGCTGCTTGGGCAGAAGCTTCATTGCCTGAAGATGCATATAATGTTTTTGCTTCTATACCAGCATCAGCTGGCATGGTTCATCTATTTGAGAACTTAATGGAACTAAATGGTCAACCTAAATTTAATATGGTTAGTGAGACACAGTTCCAAGAAAGAGTATCAAAAGAAGATCTTAATGCAGCTATGAAAGATGAGAGATACTGGAAGAATGGTGGAGATCCAGCTTATATAGCAAAAGTAAGAGCTATGTCTAGAGAAGTGGCTAGAGAAAAAGCACAGTAATGTGAATAAACATCTTTTTGTTTTTAATGCATAGTATATATAGTTTGGCTCGTTAAGTGAGATTTGTAGCCCAGGCATGGATAACTACTAATATAATCGAATAAGACGAATAACCGACTGGAAACTATAACTTTTTAACAAGGAGCTTGTATGGCTAATCCAAGTATAAGCACTTCCTTTATTGAGGAGTTTGAGTCTGGCGTTCATATGGCATATCAACGTATGGGTTCAAAACTGAGAAATACAGTCAGAACTCGTAATGGTGTCAAGAACAAGACCACATTCCAGAAAATCGGTAAAGGTTTTGCGACAACTAAGGCTAGACATGGAAACATAGCACCAATGAACTTAGCACACACTAATGTATCAGTTACGTTAGAAGACTATTTTGCTGGTGAATGGGTCGATGATCTAGACCAATTAAGAATCAATCATGATGAAATGGTAGTAGCTCAACAATCAGGTGCATATGCATTAGGTCGTAAGACAGATGATCTAATTCTAGCTGCAATGACAACGACTACATCTGCACATGATGAGACTTCAAATGGTATAACTTTATCATGGGCATTAGAACTCATGGAAAAGTTTGGTAATAATAGTGTACCAGATGATGGTAGAAGATTTGTATGTGTTGGTTGGGAGCAATGGTCTCAACTAATGTCTATCGATCAATTCTCTAGAGCTGAATACATTGGAACAGAGCAACTTCCATTTCCAAGTGGAATGACTGCTAAACAATGGTTGGGTTTTATGTGGTTTCCACACTCTGGTCTAACACAGACTAATGGTAGTGGTGCAGCTGGCACAACTCATGTTGAGTGTTTTGCTTATCATGCAGATGCAATTGCACATGCTATTGGTGCTGATATATCTTCAAATATGCAGTATCACAACGATAAGGACAGTTACTTTGTAATGAATAAGATGCAAATGAACTCTGTACTTATTGATGCTGAAGGTGTATTTGAACTAGAGCTAAAGAAATAGGGGGTAGATATGGCGTTTATACAATCAGATTTAGCCCTTGTTAGTTACTCTGGTAATGGCTTTCATATATGGCACTATAAGTCAAATGATGCTGCAACAGTAATCGATGGAGCTGGTTATTTTAATAACATGGCAAAAGAGATGAATGTTGGAGATATCATCTTTGCAAATACAGACGTAGATGGCACACCTGTCTATGGTATGTTTGTAGTAAATGCAAATGATGGTTCAACAGTTGACGTTGCTAATATAACACAAGTCGGAAGCTCAGATTCAGACTAATGGCAATTAAAGCTAAAAAAAAGAAGGTTGAGGAAGCAAAGGCTCCTCAGCCTACTTCATTAATAAAATTTGGATCTAAGGTTAAACTAGGCAAAAAAGTAAAAACCAATGGCATATCACAGTAAAAAAAAGAAGAAGAAAAAAGTTGTAAAGACTATGAACAATAAGAAAAAGGGTTCTTATTAATGTCAGAAAAAAAGAAAAAAAGCACAACGTATAAAGTTGTAAAAAAAGTAGCAGAAATAGGTGAACACTTTGCTAATAATCCAAGTCATATCTTAGGCGCCCAAGCTGCAACCATTGGAACTATGTATGCTGGATATAAATTCGATACTAGAAAAAGACCACCAAAAACATTAAGCAATAATCCAAAACTAAGAAAGAAAGTTAAAACAAGATACGATAATAGAATGTCTTTTATGAAAGCTAAAGCAGATCAATTATCAAGATCATCTGTTAATGCTGGATATAATAGAAGTTATGAAAAATTTTATCCTGAAAGAGGTAATCAATTTAATAAGTCTTTTCAAACTGGTAAACCAGTAGTTAATAATCCTAATAAACCTAATCCTAAAATCTCATCTAATACTGGCTCTAATTATGCCAAGTCTGCACAGATTGTAAATAAAGGTAATCAAAAGTTTGCTGAATTTGGTCGTAAATATAATAGATTAGCTGGTGCTTTTGAAAAGGATAAAATTAAAGCATCTGCAAAACCTAGTAAGATTGTTAAGTTTTTAGGTAATTTGAAAAAACTAAGTCCATTTGGTTTGGTTGGTGCAATCATGACTCCTAAAGAAGCTGGAGCTGGATCCACCTTAACACAAACTGGAGAATATGTAACAAGAAAGAAAGTGAAGACATACTAATGACTAATTTTAAAAAGAATGTAGAACTTGGCAAAAGCCAACGTATGAAAAGAAAAGAGTTAAGAGCCAAATATGTAAGAAATATGAGTGGCAAATCACAATCTGAAGCATACAAAAAAACTATGGGTTTTGAACATAAAACTCCTGGGGTAATGCAAACAATGTTTAGAAAAGTACCTACAGTTGATTTTTTGAGTAATCTCTATCATGGAACTGGAAAAACTAAGTCTATTAAAAATCGTGCTATGGAAGATAAGCTTATTACAGGTGGTAGAAAAAAATTAGTTAAGGGTACATAATGCCAAATACTGCAAGTACTGATATTGAGGTGGCACAAAGAGCAATGGTTTTGGTAGGCATGAATCCATTGTCTACATTTACAGAAGCTACTGATGAAGCTTTAGTTATGAATACGACTTATGAAGATATCGTACAAGACTGCCTTGCACAGCATAACTGGAACTTTGCAACAGGACAAAAACAACTACCAAGATTATCCGATGTTCCCCTTGATCGGTGGTCAGCTGCTTATGCCTTACCAACTGAGCCAGCTGTTGTGCAAGTGCAGACCGTGACAGTAGATAGTGTGGTTCAACAATATGATATCTATGAAAAGTATTTATATATAAATGCAGATGTTAATGATGATGTTATTTTGAGTTATATATTTAGACCAGCTACTTCTCAATGGCCTCCAGCTTTTACCTTATGGGTTGTTTACAGACTTGCTGGAATATTAGCATTATCTGTTATTAGAAAAGGCGATATTGCAAATAGCTATGCCACATTGGCAGAGAATCAATTTAGAAGAGCTAAATCTAGAGATTCACAACAAACATCCACACAATCAATTAATCTAAGTAGATTTACAAGAGTTAGACTTGGTAGTAATCTTTATGCTAGAATAGAAGGCGAAACAGTTGAATGACATTATTAAGACAGTATGTAACCAATTTTTCTTCAGGAGAGCTAAGTCCTTTACTGAGTAGTAGACTAGATGCTCAAGCTTATAAGAATGGTGCATTTCGACTTCGTAATGTAAGATTAAGATCTCAGGGTGGAGTTACTAGAAGACCTGGACTTAGATATCATCAAACAATTAGTAATCTAACATATCAAACAGAAGCTTATATCTATGATGAAGATGAAGCTTATATTCTATTATTTAGTGCTGGTGAACTTAGAATTATAGATGATTCTAATCCTACTGTAATACTTGATACCATAGGAAGCTGCCCTTGGACTGCTAATGAAATAGGACAGTTAGTTGTTACACAAACTGGTGATACTATGTTTATAGCTCATCCTAATTTTATGATAAGAAGACTTACAAGGCAAACTGCTAGTTCATTTAGTTTGTCTAATTTTGTATTTGATAGTTCTGATGGCATGGTGTTTCAACCATATTTTAAATTTGCACCTGGCTCCGTGTCAGTTACACCTAGCACAACGTCTGGAACTAATGTAAATTTAACTGCATCTGCACCTTCGTTTAGTGCTGATTATGTTGGGTTACATATAAAACTTATTGATTCAGGTGGTACAGAAAGACATTTTCAAGTTACTGGGTATACAAGTGATACAATCCTTGTAGGTACGTTGTCTGGAGCTTTGGCTAATACACAAGCTATAGTGTCTTGGGCAGAGCCAGTTCTGAGTACACCTAGAGGATTTGCTAGAACTGTCCAGTTTCACGATCAGAGATTTATTATAGGTGGTAGTAAGGATT